TGGATACTTCTGGAGACCAGAAGAAGTTTCACTGCAAAAGGATCGTGGGGATTATCAAACACTTCGTCCAGAACAAAAGCATATCTATACCTCTAACCTCAAGTACCAGATTATGCTTGACTCCATTCAAGGGCGTGGTCCTGGGATGGCTTTTATTCCTTACTGCAGCCTACCTGAACTAGAGGCATGTATGGAGGTGTGGGGATTCATGGAGATGATTCACTCCAGATCCTATACATACATCATCAAGAACGTCTACAGTGACCCTTCAGAAGTCTTTGACAAGATCATCACTGATGAGAGAATCTTGGAGAGAGCAAAGAGTGTAACAGAGGCATATGACGCGTTCATTCAGGCAGCCCAAGAGTATGGCACTGGTAATATGTGGCAGGAGGATTGGAAAGACTCTCCATCTTCTGCCTGGACTAAAAAGGATGTTAAGAGAAAGCTTTACAGAGCTGTTGCTAACGTTAACATTCTTGAGGGTATTAGGTTCTATGTTAGTTTTGCTTGCAGTTTTGCATTTGGTGAACTCAAACTTATGGAGGGATCTGCAAAGATTATCTCACTAATTGCTAGAGATGAGAACCAGCATCTTGCCATCACTCAGAACATTTTGAACAAGTGGAAGCAGGGTGATGATCCTGAGATGGCTGAGATTGCCAAGGAGGAAGAAGAGAATGTTTATGCAATGTTTGAAAAGGCAGTCAATGAAGAAAAGAAGTGGGCAGACTATCTGTTCCAGGATGGCAGCATGATTGGTCTCAATGATGCTCTTCTCAAGAAGTACGTTGAATGGGTTGCAAATCGTAGAATGAAAGCACTTGGTCTCAAACCCATGTATGATATTGCTGCTAATGCCAACCCACTTCCATGGACACAGCATTGGATCTCTTCTAAGGGTCTCCAAGTTGCTCCACAAGAGACAGAAGTTGAAAGCTATGTAGTTGGAGGAATTAAACAAGATGTCAAAAAAGACACCTTCTCAGGATTCAAGCTTTGAAAAAATTTGGTGGGAGATGGAGGGGATTGAACCTCTAACTCCCCTCCTACAAAAAGTCAAAGCAAAGAAAATTGATGATTATCATTTCCATGAAAAAGATATATATAAACATGAGATGAAAACATTATGTGGAAAAGACTGAAGAGTATCAGAATCCCTAGAGATATCTGGAGTCCCCTTTTAGTGGGAGCGATGTTGGGGACTTTTACTGTTTTGTGTACAACATTACCAATCTCTCAAAATCATTGTTACACTATTCTGGGTCAACCAACTTCCAGATGTGACCTTTTCTGAGGAGTGTGTAATACTGGCTAGTACCTATGCCATGTTCCTTTCTGTAAGCAGAACCACTCTCCCAAGTTCTCATCCCATCTGTAATAGGTTTCATAGTCGCCTGACGTATCTTCTCTGTATGCTCAGGAGTATTTTTTTGTCCATATCTAGGATTGCCTTCACCTGAAAACATTTCAGATAATTTTTGTTTTACTTCTGGCCGCCAACTAGGATTGTCTTTCTTCAATTTCTCTGAGCGCATATCACGTAACTCCTGATTTTGTATCACAACTTCATAGATGCCTGCCCTTTCAGTGACAAAGAAGCGCCCCTCAATGTTTGTGTTGTAATACTCATCAGTCATTAGAACGTCCCTTTTGAACTGTTCATAAGTTTCATAATAACTCATTGACTTTTTGTGGGGGCACAGGTATAATATCTCCCTTATAAATTTGTCCCCACCTAGACGCTTGACGTCTTCTTTGAGTTCGTCACAGGACCCATAGTATGTCTTCCAGTCACTTTCTTTTGTCTTCCTTCTGCCAGTCTTATGAGTCTTTCTTCTAGACCAGAAGGATTTCTTGCCTATATACTTTCTGTTGTTTGTAGTATTTGTGATTAAATACACAAACCCCTCAATTCCTTTTTGTGCTTCTGTGAATTCCTCACAATTGTACAACCACATTGGCATAAATGCTTTCTATAAAATATATTTATGGATGAAAGTATTTTGCTCCTTGACAAACCCATCTTGGTGTGCTAGTGTAAATTGAGTTTGCTGCTGAAACATTTGTTCTATTTGAACAAGAAACCACTTGACACAAATCAGAAAATGCCTTATATTATAGAGGTGGTTGAGAGACCACTGCTGTGACTCCCTTCTTGGTTCAGAGTCAGAGGCGATAGGAACCAGGACTTGACTCAATAGCTCAGCTGGATAGAGCAACTGCCTTCTAAGCAGTCGGTCGTAGGTTCGAATCCTACTTGAGTCGTAAGGGACTGGAATACATCCCTGCTCACATCTCCAGGAGAAAAAAGAACTGGAAACCCAACCCATGTGAGAGAGAGGTGGGATCCCTCTTGAGCCCATCAGTGTTATTCTGCAGGATATCACTGATGCATTATTGCCATTCTAGCTCAGCTGGTAGAGCAGGGCTTTTGTAAAGCTCAGGTCGCAGGTTCAAGTCCTGTGAATGGCTCTGGGGTAGTGAATACTCCACCAACCACCCATTCACTATCCCACCTGCGGATGTAGTTCAGTTGGTAGAACGTCAGCCTTCCAAGCTGAATGTCAGGGGTTCAAGTCCCCTTATCCGCTCTGTCCCTTATGGGACATATATTCCTCTATATCTCAGTTGGTAGAGCCAGGGTGAATAGTTCAGCGGTAGAACACTTGATTTACATTCAAGTTGTCGGGGGTTCGATCCCCTCTTCGCCCATGTCCAATTAATCTTAAATGCAATCAAATGATTACTGTCAGATGCAAAGAATGTGGAACAGAATTGACAAGCACTAGCAAGGTTCAGTTCTGTGGATGTCCCAATCAAATGAGTATTGTGGATAATAAAGTTGGTGCTAATGATCTTGACAAAGTTGTCATGGTGTCCAATAATATAGAGAGAAAGATTGATAGTCATTTCTCTAGAGAAGAACTTCTTTATCAAGAACAAAGAAGAAGACGTAAAGTCAAGAAACTGGACTTTGAAGTCCGCTAACATGGAGAGATGGCAGAGTGGTTTATTGCACTTGTCTTGAAAACAAGAGAGGATCATACCTCCAGGGGTTCGAATCCCCTTCTCTCCTTTCCTTGATATATCCTCTTCTATGAGGTATAATACTCTTATACATACTCTAACTATGGAATTTTATTCAGTGGAACACTGGCAAAAGAACTTTGATGAACTTATTGATAGAGTGGAAAATGGGGATACAATAGGGATAATAAATGATAATGGTGATAAGGCAATAATGGTTCCAGCGGATGATGAACTCATACGCTTATATACAGAACACGAAGAAGCATCCTGAGGGACTGTTGCTTATCGCGAGTGAGACTTGGTAGTCAGAGAGGTTTTATAAACCTTTTCCGCCAGATTAGCGGCTTTGAGGTGGTTCAAATCCACCCACTCGTATTGGGGGTAGGTTATCCCCCCTTGACTTTTTGCAGGTTTAGCAATCTGGTAGAATGCTCAGAACTCATAATTCTGCGAAGGTGGGTTCGATCCCCACAACCTGCATCGGACAGTTTCAATGCTGTCCTCTTGACCTAAACAGTCAATCATCATAGAATAACAAGGTAATCAAACAGATCAATGACCATCTCTACAAAGTTCAAAAAAGACATCAACACTCTTCAGTGTGCTGTTGCTGGAGACTTTTTCTTGGATGTAAAAAATCCAAAACTTTACAAAAAAGTTCGTAAGTTTTATGAAAACAATGGGGTAGTTTTTTCAGGTGATCCTTTGGATGACTATGATATTCTTCTTGATTATCTTGCTTCTGATCTCAACACTGCAGCATGAAAGTTCTATTTGAACGATATCCATACCGTTATGTTGAGTGTGGAACCTTAGAAAATGGGTTTCCAGATTATCGCATTCAAAAAGCACATTCTTATACTAAGAGATACAGTGACATGTATCTCCTTGATAATCAAATGCAACTATTGACTGCGATTGATGATTTTGATTATACTCTCTGGCTAGATCCAGAAAGAGTTCCTTGCTATGTGAAAGATGTTGTTACATCTAATTAAGGATCTAACTTACCTTCTTGGTCCTCGCAAGATAATGGACAATAAAAATTCTTGCTGGTGCGGATGGATTCATACTCCCGCCCTGTTTCTTGCTTCAGGATAAAGAGCAAGTGGCGTGCATGGACCTATGAAGCAGGGTGGGGAAACCTACCCTGCTTTTTTTCTAAATAGGTTTAGCGTTATAAACTTAAATTAAATGGCAGCAAGAGGATCAGCAGCTAAGTCTGCTAGTGGGGCAGCGATGTCCAAGTATGATGTGGAAGTAGAAGCAAGATTGAAGGAACTGGAAGCAAAGGTAGAAGAACTGCAGTCAGCACCAGCACCTGTTGCTACTGGTAGTGAAGATGCATTGCTTAGAAAGATTGTAAGAGCAATGGAACCAAACTTTGACGCCCTTGTCGAAAAATTTGGTGGTTGATATAATTAAAGTATAAGTTGGATTTACTATGGCACAGTATGTAAAAAAGGCGTTAGTTCTTGGAGCTGGTGGATTCATTGGAAGTCACATGGTTAAGAGATTGCGTGAGGATGGTTATTGGGTGAGGGGTGTTGATGTCAAATACCCTGAGTTCAGCAACTCTCATGCAAATGAATTCGTGTTAGGAGATCTTACAGATAAGAGATTTGTAGAGAGAGTTTTAGAATACAAAGGTGACAGGGGTAATTTTTATAACTCTGTCCCTTATAAGTATATTCAATGTTTTGATGAGATCTATCAGTTTGCTGCTGATATGGGTGGAGCAGGTTTTGTCTTTACTGGAGATAATGATGCAGACATCATGCATAATTCAGTTCAAATCAACTTGAATGTGCTTGAATGCCAAAGAAAGATGAATGAAGAGAAAGGTAAGAATACTACCAAAATCTTCTATTCAAGTTCTGCTTGCATGTATCCAGAACATAATCAATTAGATCCCAATAACCCAGATTGTCATGAAGAATCAGCATATCCAGCAAACCCAGATTCGGAATATGGATGGGAGAAACTCTTTAGTGAGAGACTCTACTTTGCATACAACCGCAATCATGGTATCCCTGTTCGTGTTGCTAGGTATCACAATATTTTTGGACCTGAAGGAACTTGGGATGGTGGAAGGGAGAAAGCACCAGCTGCAATCTGCCGTAAAGTCGCTTACCTCCCGCAGCAGGGTGGAGCAATCGAGGTGTGGGGAGATGGCTTACAGACTCGTTCCTTCCTGTTCATTGACGAATGCATTGAAGCGACTAGAAGGTTGATGGACTCTGAGTTCATGGGTCCTGTGAACATCGGTTCTGAGGAGATGGTGACTATCAACCAACTGGTTGAGACTGCCGCCAAAGTTGCTGGTAAGGAAGTTCAGAAACTCCACAAACTTGATGCACCTTTAGGTGTTCGTGGTAGGAATAGTAACAATGATGTGGTCCGTCGTGAGTTAAACTGGGACTACGAACAAACTCTAGAAGAGGGTATTCGCAAAACTTATGAGTGGATTGAGGAACAAATCAATGAACAGAATCAGTGATTACAATGAAGTCCAACAACGTATTGTTGAATGGATGTCTGAATATTTTGAGAAATCTGGATCAGAGAGTTGGGTAGTTGGTGTATCTGGGGGTATTGATTCTGCAGTAGCATCAACCCTAGCAGCAAAAACTGGTAAGAAAGTTTATGCTCTAGGAATGCCTATCCATCAGAACGAACAGCAAAGAGAACTTTCTGAGACACACCTGTGGTGGTTGGAGAGAAACTTCCCTGAAGTGGAAACTCTTCATTTTGATCTGACTAATACCTTTGAGACTTTCAAGAAGGATCTACAACAAAATGGCACTGGCGATCATGCTCTTGCTAACACTCGTTCTCGTCTTCGTATGGTGGCTCTCTATCAGGTTGCTGGCAACAACAAAGGACTGGTAGTTGGAACTGGTAACAAGGTTGAAGATTATGGTGTAGGATTCTATACTAAATATGGTGATGGTGGTGTTGATATTGCACCTATCGCAGATCTTTATAAGACTGAAGTATGGGAACTCGGAAGACACCTAGGGGTTGATCTTAGGATCATTGAAGCAAAACCAACTGATGGATTATGGGACGATGGAAGGACTGATGAGGATCAACTTGGGGTTTCCTATGCTGACCTAGAGAAAGCCATGGAGTTTGGTTATGGTCCTGGTTTAGAAGTTCTTCAACGTTTTAATAAGATGAATAACCATAAGATGCAACCTATTCCTACATTCACACTATGAAAATTGGAGTTATTGGGGCAGGCAGATTAGGTATCTGCTTTGCTCTACTCTGTGAACAAGCAGGGTATGATGTTCTTGTCTCTGACATCCGAGAGGACTATGTTAATGACCTGAACCAAAAGAAGATCACCACCAATGAACCAGAGGTGGAGGATCTTCTTCGTGTCTCTAAGAACTTTAGAGCCACCACAAACAACAAAGAAGTAATTGATGAGTGTGATCTTATCTACACTCTTGTTCAGACACCTTCAAATGGTGATGGATCATATAATGTGTCTGCTGTATGGGATGTTGTAGAAGACTTCAAGGATGTAACTAAGAAGAAGTATTTTGTTGTTGGATGTACAACTAACCCTGGTGACTGTGACCTGTTCCAGAAGCATGTTCCTTCAGGTGTGAGGGTTCTCTATAACCCTGAGTTTATTGCTCAAGGTAGTATTGTGAGTGACCTGAAGCAGGCAGATATGGTTCTTCTTGGTGTCCCTCAGGCACTTGAAGAAGATTCTACTGTCAATGACATTCGCGCACTCTATAGAAGGATTCAAACAACTAGATCCATCGTCTGTACGATGAGCACGAAGTCTGCAGAGATCACTAAGATTGCTGTCAACTGCTTTCTCACAACAAAGATTAGTTACGCCAACATGTTGGGTGATGTTCTTAACATGGCAGGATGTGGTGATGAGATCTCTGCAGTTCTCGGAGCAGTAGGTGCTGACAGTCGTGTTGGTCGTAAGTATCTTGGTTGGGGTCTTGGTTATGGTGGTCCCTGTCTTCCCCGTGACAATAGAGCATTTGCACACTTTGCTAAGAGTGTAGGTCTGGAGTACAACCTTGGGTACGTTACAGATGGTTTCAATAATGAACACGCAAAGATTGTGTGTGATTACTGGGATACAATGAACAGTAGCAGGAAACCCTTCTACTTTGAGTACATCACTTACAAGAAGGGGACCGACATCCTAACAGAGAGTCAACAGTATCGTCTGGCTCTTGACTTACTTGATCGTGGTCACAAGATCTATATCCAGAATGATCGTAGGGTCACTCCTCAGGTCTCTGAGTATCTTGACAACACCTATGGTGACAGAGTAAGATTTGTTGACAACAAGTTCAATATTCCCGAAGACATCTTTATTGTAAACCTATGATTGGATATGATCGCCTCGGAACGAATGGTCGTTTCGGAAACCAACTATTTCAGTATGCTGCACTGAGAGGTATCGCTGCCCATCATGGGTATGACTGGTGTATTCCTCCAGACTCTCATGAGACATATGCCAACTATGGGATTCACCATCCTTTCAACCTTACCAATATGACTGAGAAGAATATTGGTTTCGTCAATAAAGATGTAACACCCAACGCGATGTTCTCCTTTGATCATCTGCGTCAACTTAATCCTTACACAACGAATGTAACAGAGAGTTGCTACAACTTTGATGAGGATCTTTTCAATAACTTTGAAGACGGGTCTAACCTGGATGGGTATCTTCAGACTGAAAAGTATTTCAAACATATTCGAAAAGAAATCCTTGAAGACTTTTCATTCAAACCTGAGATCCTAGAACCCTGTAACGAGTTCATTTCTTCATTTGAAAACATTCTCTTCCTTCATGTTCGCCGTGGTGACAACGTGGGTCGTGAGGATTACTATCGGATGATGACCTTCGACTACTATAAGAGAGCACTGGAACACTTTGATGATGACGCATATGTCCTTGTCTGTTCTGATGATCCTGAGTGGTGTGCAGAACAAGAGTTCTTTGATGATGATAGGTTCTTGATCAACACAGATGTTCCTGAGTATGAACACTTTTGTCTTGAAGGTGATGGGTCTCTTCGTCGCTCTAAGGTCCCCTACACTGATCTATGTCTCATGTCTCTGTGTAATGGAGCCATCCTTTCCTCATCCTCTCTGGGATGGTGGGGTGCCTGGTTGCAGAATGGTAGGACTAACCCTGTCATAGTTCCTGAGCACTGGTATGGACCTATCCTAGAGGCAGTCAATGACTGTAGTGACCTCTACCCTGAAGAGTGGACTGTTATCGAGAACTGATATGAAACGAGACCTGAAGGATACAACTTTCATCATTCCTATTTGTATCGAGTCCGAAGATAGGATGAGGAATGTCATTACATCTCTGTGTTACATCCTTGATAACTTCGATACAAAGGTCATTCTGAAGGAGGTAGATAATGAGTCTGTGTTTCAAGCACATGCTCTATCTCAGATTACAGAGTATGTGGAAGATGGTATTGACAATCTGACTCATATCTTTGAGAAGAAGGATGAGTTAGACCCTACGTTCTATCGTCAGAGACACATCAATGAGATGTTGAACCTGGTAGAAACAAAAGTCACAGCAAACTATGACTGTGATGTTCTTCTACCTTTTGATACTTATCTGGACTCCCAGAGGCTCATTCTTGAAGAAGCATATGATGTCATCTATCCCTATGGTCAGGGTTCATGGCAGAAGAAAGTGTATGCAACTGATGAGATGGTGTCAGAGTTCCTCTCAAATGACTGTGAGTTCTCATACCTTGAGAAGAAAGTAGAGATTGATAATGCAGAGAGTGGTCATGTTCAGTTCATTCGAACCTCAGCATACCATGAAGCAGGTATGGAGAATGAGAATTTCAAGGCTTATGCTCCTGAAGATAAAGAAAGACTGTATAGATTCGTCAAACTGGGTTATAATGTAGGAAGGATTGAGAACTGGGTGTATCATTTGGAACACGCAAGAGGAGAAAACTCTTGGTTGACTAATCCACATATGCGTGATAACTTCGCACTCTGGGAGTCTCTTCAACAACTTAATGAGCAAGAACTCAGACAATATTATAAAGAACAGAAGTATCTTAAAAAATACAAATGATTGGATTCAATTACCTAGGTAAACTAGGACATCTTTTTGTGTGTCCA